ATTGATTGAGAAGAAACATAAAGGAAGAGAAGGAGTAGATGCTTACTTCAAGGAATCTAAAATCATTCAGACAATGAATGATATGAGACTTCCTCTTCCAGATCTTAAATCTCAAGGAGATTGGAGAGTTTGTTTAGAAACACATCTGATGAGAGATCTTCCAGATACTGACCTAAAGAAAGGACAGCAGGTTGTTGTGAAATTAGATATACAACAGACCAAGCGTGTCTTTTTTTGTAGAGCTTTATTTCCTGAAGAAGTTTATACTGATTTGAAAAATGGATCTACTGCTGGACCATGGTTTCATTGTGATGAAAGTGATATTGTCTTTAGTAGAATTGATAATGGGATTTACAAAATTGTTGAAAAATTCAGCGTACTCGAGAATATTGATTATGCAATGAAATTTGACAGCAATGATCAGTGGATGCCTTATAAGATGCTTATGGAAGATACTGTTCGTGGATACAATGAATCTATTGGATTCCACATTTCAAACTTTCAAAAAGAATGTAAAGACCTTTTGGAAGCCACACAGAAGAATTTAATGAGAAATCCTTATGTTCTTTCAATTATTGCAGTGTTAACCATGATCGGTGGAGCACTTGCAATTTCAAAAATGTGTGGAATGTTTGATAGTGTTGAAGCTCAAGGATTTGGTCAGTATGATAAAAGATATGCTGACGCAATGAATCGAAGGAGACAACAACCACGTAAACAAACTAATTTGCCTAGAGGATTAGTTAAATTTGATCCCATGACTGGTCAAGGTCATGATGGTACTGAAGCAGTAATGCTTTCATGTATTGAAAACACCGGAAAATTTGTTATTTATGATGATGATGGGCTTGCCCACTCATGTAGATATGCATTTTTGTATGATAGAGTTTTTATTACTGCGAAACATATGCTTCTTCACTGCACTGGACCTCAAACAAGAATTGATCTTCTTGGTTTCAATAACAATGAAGATCTCTCTTTTACTTATGCAGATTGTGACTTTGCAACAAAACCAGAAAGTGATATTGCTTTCTTATCTCTCAAAAAGAATATTGGGAAATGTCATAAGGATATTAGAAAACATTTTATTCTTAATGAAGAACTCATTAATGTAGATATCTCCGAGATACTCGTAATGATTCCTAAATATTGTGACAAGGGATGGTCACGCCAGTTTATTCAAGCTGTTAACGGAAGGATGTCAGGACACCTAACATATTCACTTGGTAATAGTTCAATAGTTGTAGAAAACGCTGATTCTATTACTTATAAAGCTGGAACAGAATCAGGAGATTGTGGTTCACTTGTTGGAGTAAATAACGACAAAGTAAATCATAAACTCCTCGGAATGCACATAGCTGGTTGTACAAAAACTAGTATTGGTGCATGTGCCATTATTACTCGAGAAGATTTTCATAATGTTGAATCCATGTTTGCACAAGGCAAGGATGAAACAAGAAATTTATCAAAGAGATTTGATGAAAAACTTCTCATTAATATTGATGGAGAACAAGAACCCTCATTTGAATATAATGAGCCCGTCAAATATCTTGGAAAAGTTGATCCTAAACTATTTCATAGACTTCATGGGAAAAGTTCTATCATTCCATCACCAATGGCAGGAATATTTGCTGAGCCAAATACAGCACCTGCAATACTCCACACTATTACAAAAGATGGTGTTCGAGTAGACCCTGCAGCACTTGCATTAAAGAAAGTTGGTAGAGAAACAATAGTTGATATTAGAGATATGGATCTCATTCATCAACTACATGCCAAACTTATTGATGAAATACCTTGTCCAATGCCACCACGTGATTTGGACATAATGGAAGCCACCAATGGTGTCTCAGGATGGAAAAATACTGCTTCATTGCATATGAGTACCTCCATGGGATTTGACCGACAGGCTAGACCACGAAAAGGAAAACATCATTTCTTTACACAAGATCCTGTGAGTATGCATTATACTCCTACACAGGAAACAAAAGAGAGAGTTGAATATCTATTAAGTAGATATGAACAAGGGGAATCTGGACTTACTGTTTGTGAATTCAATTTGAAAGATGAACTCCGTTCACTTGAGAAAATTGAAGCCGTAAACACTCGGTTTATTGTCTCCCAGGAGGGAGCACATCTTCTTTGTGGAAGGATGAGACTTGGAGCTTTTATGGAAGCGTCCATGGTTAATCACCTTAAAGTAAGGATTTTTCTTGGACTTGATCCACACTCACCTGAATGGAAACAAATGATAGATTCAGAAAAAGCACTTGGGATTGAAGGTCTCTGGGATATTGTGGGTGATGCCAAAAACTACGATTGGTCAACACAAAGATTTGTTTCTTTGAGTTTTGCCGATTTTGTATGTGATTGGTATCGTGCATGGTGTGCCGTATTTAATCTTACATTTACTGCTGCTCAGGAGAAAGCTGTCAGAGGAATTTTAGCTGACACTACTACAAATGTTCATATTGTACTCAATAAGGATGTTATTGAATTGCTACAAGCCTATCTTTCAGGAAGTTTTATTACTGCTCTGATGCATTGTATAAATGGTCAGATAGAACACAGATATTGCTTCTTGA